ATCTGCTAGAGCCATATCTTGTACGTATTTATACTCAGCTTCAATACCTTTAAGTCTAGCTGCATCTTGAGCTGCAATGTTAGCGTTAGCTGCTTCACCGCGTTTAGTTTGGATAGCTTGAATATCTTTCTCAATGCGGTTAATGTCTGCAGTATCACCAGCAAGCATCGCACGTTTTAAGTCCATTTGTTTACTACGTAGCAAACTGCCTTGTTGTGCGTAGTTCTCGCGTAGGGCATCAATCTTATCTAGTTCAGGGCCTACAGATTTACCATATGCACCGAGACCCGCACCCATCCAACCTAAGCCAGGACCTTTAGAACCCATAATGCCTTCAGACGCGGCGAGTAACCCCAAGCCTCTAGCACGGTCTTCTCTAGCACCTAGTTTATCTTCTTTTTCTTTTAGTAATTTTAATTCAGACTCAGTTAAATCTTTAATACCTAATTTTGCTTCTCTAACCCTGTTTTCTGCAGCTTTTTCTTCAAAGGTATATGGCTTGCCTGTTTCTGGGTTAACTAATCTTTTTTCTATGTCTGTTAAATACCCGTAGTCCATATCCGTAGGTGTAAAGTCAAACTTAGGAGCATTAACACCTCCTTGGGCAAACGACACGATACCACCACCAGCCATAGATTCAGTAGGTAGGTTAGACTGTGCGCCTGTAATGCCTAGGTCTTCAGCTTGGGCTAATACTTGTTGTTTAAGGGATTCTTGGTTTGCTATCCCTTGTTGCGCAGCCATAGCTTGTTGTGCGGCTTGTTGCTCTTGTATTTTCTGATTGAGCAGTGGGATGCGAATGTAGTCTGGCAAGGTGCGTGGTTGCACTTGTTGTAGCTGGTCTGCGTTTAAGCCCTGTGCAATACCTTCTGCATTCTCTTGACTCATCACGTCGCCACCACCCGCATAGCTCGCAATACCGCCTTTGGCGTAGGACTTAACTGTACCACCTTTGGCTTTAGCTAAACTTGCCACACCAGCGATACCAGTCCCTATACCTGCTAGAGATTGCAATGCACCAGGACCAGCTTGATAAGACTGCGTGGTCGTAGACTCTAACGGTAAGCCACGTAGTAAGCCACTCATCTGTGCAAGTGATTGCATTGGGGCTTGTTGTTGCATAGCGTAGTTCTGGATTGCTTGGTCTATTTTCTGTTGCTCTGCTTGTTGCTGCATTGCACCGTATTGTTGTTGCGTACCTAGTATGCCTTGCTCTGCGGCTAGTTGTTGAGTACCTAGTTGACCTAGTTGACCCGCAGCTTGACCCGCTTGACCGTAACCTTGCAGTGCTGTGCTAAGCCCTTGTTGACCTTGACCATAACCTTGTAGAGCAGTACCGATACCTTGTAAGCCCATACCAGCACCTTGCATACCAAGACCTGCACCTTGCATAGCGGCTTGCTCACCTGAAATGCCTTGACCTATACCTGATAGACCCGTTTGAGCGCCTTGTAGACCTAGCCCATAACCAGATAACGCTTGGCCTAAACCTGATAGACCTGTTTGAGCGCCTTGCATAGCGGCTTGTTGGCCACTGATACCTGTTTGAGCACCTTGCATAGCAGCGTTTTGACCTGTGATGCCCATACCGGCACCTTGCATAGCGGCTTGTTGGCCTTGTAGACCTAGATTAGCACCGAACTGTTGTTGGGCTTGGGCATTAGTAAATGCAGTGTTGTACCCTTGAGCAATAGCATTATCAATAGCAGAGTTCATAGAGCGTTGGTTTTCCGCTGCCATAAGCGCTTCACGAGTACCACCGAATGCACCTGCTCCTGTCGCTGCGCTTTGTTGTTGAGTGCCTGTAATGCCATACTGACGACGCATCGCCTCAATCTGAGGAGCAAGGGAGGATTCCAAATACGGGTTCATATACGCACGAACTGCGTTAGGGTCAGTGGCTTGTTGTGCAAAATTAGCGCCAGCTTGACCTGCTTGAGCCCCATACCCTGCACCCATAGCGCCATAACCCGCGGCTTGTTGACCAGCTTCAGCACCTAATTGACCGTAGTCCGCTGCGCCTGCACCATAACCAGCACCTAAAGCACCGTAACCCATAGCTTGGTTGGCTACGTTAGAGCCCTGACGAGAAGCTTGTCGAGCAGCTTGTAATCCTAAGCTTGTACCTAAACTACCTATATCAGCCGCGTTTTGTCCAGCCCCTGCGCCTAATGCCCCGTAACCTGCACCTAGAGCGCCATAGCCTAAACCGCCTAACCCAATATCAGTAGCTTGTTGACCTAAGTTAGCAGCTTGCCCAGCAGTGCCTAGTGAACCATAACCTGATGCCCCTGCTAGGCCTGTAGCTACACCAAATTGACCTGGAGTTTGTAAGTTAGCAGCGCCTTGAAACGCTTGTTGTTGCATGGGGGAGAAGCCAGCAACGTAGACTTGCATATTGGTACTATATGGAGTAAATTCATTAAAGCCGGTAATATTAAAATTACCTTCTGCGTCGGTATTGCCTTGGAATATTTGTTGTTGAGCTGCCCCAAGCATAGACTCAACGTAGGGTTGTGCGTATTCCGGAATGTTAGACTGTTGTACCGAAGTTTGAGTGGGGCCACCACCGCCTTTTTTATACAGCTTCATAGACTTCCCAACTTTCTGGAAGGCTTCTTCAGGTAACATCTCGAAATACTTACTCATACTTATTTCTCCACTGGCAACTCATAAAATACAAACCTAGATTTGTAGCCATCGTTTTTAAAAATCTTTTCCCAACCGGGGCGACCGTAACTCTCTATAATCTTGCATCCGTGCTCTTTGGCAAACTTTTGTAGTATTGCAAGCATCGGGTCTTTCCACTTCTTTAATTCTATGCCGCCAGTAAATATCATATCTAGCGACGTCATCCTAGGGTAATAACTAAACGTAGTCACAACAGCACCGTATATCTTATCGCCTTCAAATGCAATCCAAAGATGCTGTGGCTTAGTCAGTAGCCCTTGTTTAATATCTTCTACTTCGTACCTACCGTATGAATACTTAGCAGGTCCCTCTAAATACTTTTCTATCTGAGGCCATACATTTTCAACGTACTCTACAGGTACTAACGATACTTGCATTATATAAGTACTTCAAATAGAGTGTTACGTGGCTCGAAATCAAACCGTCTCCATAACCGCACTATAGAATCTTTGCCATAGCCTTGTATCTTTGTTGCACCTAACTCTTTTAGTATCCGCTTCAACTGTGCAAATACTTCTTTAGTAGATATAAACTTGCCCCCAGTAGATGTAACAAACGCCACTCTATGTAATGGACAGTTAACCATCGATACCGTTGCACAGCCGTGTATAGTTCCAGTTTCGTCTATGGCAACAAACAACAGCCATTCACCAGAAGTTACATACATCCTAATATGCTCTAGGTTATAATTTCTGCTCCACTCAGGGAAGTCATCCATCGTAGCTACAGCAGTGGCAATAAAGCCCTCAACCCTAGGCCATACTTGGTGGACGAAGCTTGTATCGACCACCTTAATTTGTAAAGTCATTTTAATCCTATGCTGGTAGGAATCTTTCAGATTTTATTTGTTTGCCTTGTTTCTTGCTACCAGTACGAGCCTTACGTACCTTGTCCATCATCTTGTATAAGTGCTTAGCACCTGCATCGGTAGAGCCATTACCTAAGTGAGACACCACATCAGCTGGAACTACGAACTCACCATCTGCCAAACGAGCTGGTTGTTTATTTGCAATTGTAGCAGGAATATCATCGGACATACCGTCGCCAGGACCTTTAAGTAAGCGTGGGTTACCACCAGCAGCATAGCCTCCTAATGAGTAACCAGCAATGCCGCCTCTAGCCATTTCAACTGCATCATAATCAGCGCCTACTACTTCTGCACTGGTTGGCATTTGAGTTGAGGTAGCGTACTGAGTGTTGTCTTGTCTAGCCATCGGATAACCTGCAATACCGCCTTGAGCATAGCCAGACCTATATACGTTTGGTGTTATACGAGATGGGTTAAATGTATTAGGGTTATACTTAAATTTGCTTAAAGGACCTTTATATTTGTCATCTAACTCTTCAACGCCTGATGGAGCCATAGCAGAACTTAATAATGCCGCTCCGCCAATACCAACCCCAGCTTTTTCCATAGGGGATAGGTTATTATATCCAGTGCTAATTCTATCCATTAAACCTGGTTGTGTAGCCGCTTTAGCTATGCCTTGTTGTGCACCTGGTAATACGACGTCAGATACCGCCGCTTGAGGTACGTTACTTGCAATCGCTTGACCCGCATAATTAGGGTATACGCCTTGTGCTACTGCATTAGAAACTTGTGGAGCTGCAGTTGAGGCTGTAATACCGCCTGTACCCGTTAAGTTAGCCCCACCAATAGGTGCCATTGTAGGTTGTACCATAGCTTGTTGCGCGGCTAATTGAGAATTTACAGCTGCTTCTTTCGCCGCTTCTGTACCAATACCTACGCCTGTATCTACTGCTGTGTCAGCTGCGCCTAGTAAACCTGATGCGCCTTGGGTAAGCCCCGCTGTACCTGCACCTAATAAAGCACCTGTAAGAACATCTTCACCTGTCAATAACGCTGTACCGCCACCAACTGCGGCGCCTATTAGCATGCCTTCCATATAGCACCTCGATTATAATGTTTCATAGTAAATTCCTACTATATTTAGTTTATTGAATACTATCATGTATTAAACTACAGTACCACTAGCATCTATCCAGTCAGTGCCGTTCCACCAAATGGGGAGACCTAAGGTTGTATCAAAGTATAGCTGGCCTATTTGTAACTTAATAAAAGTCGTACTTATTGGTCTATTCGCTGTTGTACCTGAGTCTGGTATTAGTAGTGCTTGCGTGACGTTATCTATCTGCCCAAAATAAAGTCGTAGGGCATTAGTTAGCTGGTCAACATATTGTTGACTGTATTCCACAGGGGCAATCGGTAAGTTAGGTGCCTTTGAAGCATTGAGTTGCGTGCTCTTATGGTATATAGCGGACATTATCTCCTCCCATCAGGACGAATATCAATTCGAGGGACACCCAACTGCCATGAAACGCCAAGGCCATCTGACTCAATACGGAATGCTAACTGACGACCCCGTAGGCGGGTATACACCTGTCCTGTAAACTCTTGTATGTTGTAGACCTGCGCCGTACCGTAGTTGTCTGCGCTTGTTACTCGTGGGTTATCTGCTGTGCTATACGGTGTGCCTGAGTTCTGACGTGGTTTAATAGTCATGGTTACAGACGGTCCGTTTACATTAGACCCGTTGAAGTTCACGTCTGGCAGTATGCGCCAGACAAAGCCAAAGTTATGCCCATCGCCAATATCAAAATCAGAAGACTGCACGTAAGCAGTAATAGGCAAGGAAGACTCTCCCGCGTTATCATCAACAGAAGACTCATGGTATAAAATGCGGTTGTTGTAATCCGCTGCCATAGGGTATTGACGAATGCCTGTATCTAGCCAAGCACTGCGAGCCATAGAGCCGTAGTACCAAACACGGTCAACATAGTTATAAATGACATACTTATCAACAGTAGTGCCGGCACTTGAGTTACTTACATAGAACCACCAGACTTCGTTGTAGCCCTCGTTACCACCAGCAAATATTTGGAATGATTGGTCCTTGTTAATATCGCTAAATACATACTGACGTAATGCGCATGGTAAGGTTTCCACACGGCCTGAATACATATAGAACTTGTCAGTACCCATCCAGTAGGTTACGTTGTTTACAGTTATCATGGAATTAGGAGACATAATGGAAATGTTATCCATTAAGATATTAAAACCCCATACGTAAGGCGCACCTAGGTACTGCATGGAATATAGCGCTGAATCAGTCCATATTAGAATCTCTTGGCGGGTAGCGCGGGCGCCCATAATGAACGAGCCGTTAGTCAATGCGAACTCACCTGACTGGTTTGTAATTGCTGGTACCCACTCATAAGGGTTAAGCTGGTCAGACCAGCGCACGAGCATCGGGTTAAAATCGGTATTAGGGTCGCCAGCTACGTATGAATTAGCCCCCATTGCAATCACAAATTTCTGAATAGCAGAAGCCACAACCTGGTTTGTAGTGTTAGGAACATATGTACCAGAAAACCCTTCATTTGTAGATAGAGTATTTAATTACACTGCGCGAGTACTTATGCCTAAAGAATCTTTCCAGTAGTAAATACCACCCCCACGAGGCGCAATAACAAGGTCTTGACCAAAGTTATCATTAGACCATAAGCGCAGTTGAGTACCTATACCTGTTGTGTAAGCTGAGCCCCAAGTGCCTCGACTCCAAGGGCCCGCACCCCAGCCAGTACCGACAGTGTATACGTTTAACCCAACAGGCACTTCATACGATGCGACCGTAGC